TTCCTGCGTCCAAGATAACCAAAAAGAATATGCACGAGGTTATGGATGATGAGTTAACAGGATTAGATACAACAATTGACTGGAAAAACACAGATGATAACTCTTATGATGGTGAAAAACTATTACTACTTGTACATGATGAATCAGGTAAATGGCTAAAACCAAATAACATTCAAAACAATTGGCGTGTAACTAAAACATGTTTAAGACTGGGAAGTAAAATTATTGGTAAATGTATGATGGGTTCTACTTCCAATGCGCTAAGTAAAGGTGGAGAAAACTTTAAAAAGTTATTTGAAGATTCCAGTATAGAAACAAGAAACGCTAACGGTCAAACTAAATCAGGTTTGTACTCTTTGTTTATCCCTATGGAGTGGAATATGGAAGGGTTTATTGATAGGTTTGGGATGCCTGTATTTAGAAAGCCAGAGAAAAAAATCAGAGGAGTTGATGATGAGTGGATTACAAATGGAGCGATAGATTATTGGGAAGCAGAAGTAGATTCATTAAAGAAAGATGCTGACGCATTAAATGAATTTTACAGACAGTTTCCTAGAACAGAGTCACACGCATTTAGAGATGAAAGTAAATCTTCTTTATTTAATCTAACTAAAATCTATCAGCAGATAGATTACAATGATTCACTTATAATGGAGCATCACGTAACAAGGGGTAGGTTTTATTGGAAAGACGGTGTTAAAGATACAGAAGTAATATGGACTCCAGATTCCAGAGGAAGATTTAAAGTGTCGTGGACACCTAACAAAGGGTTGTCAAACAAAAAAATTAAAAAGCATGGTATATATTTTCCAATCAACGAACATATAGGTGCGTTTGGTTGTGACTCTTATGATATATCTGGTACAGTAGGTGGCGGAGGATCTAATGGAGCTCTACATGGTTTAACTAAGTTTAATATGGAAGAAGCTCCTAGTAATGAATTTTTTTTAGAATATGTAGCAAGACCACAAACAGCTGAAATATTTTTTGAAGAAGTTCTAATGGCTTGTGTGTTTTATGGAATGCCAATACTTGTAGAGAATAATAAACCAAGACTTTTATATCATTTTAAAAACAGGGGGTATAGAGGGTTTAGTATGAATAGACCAGATAAACATTACAATAAACTATCTAAAACAGAAAAAGAACTTGGTGGTATACCAAATACTTCTGAAGATGTTAAGCAATCTCACGCCGCTGCTATAGAATCATATATAGAGAAACACGTGGGTATAGATTTAGAGGGTGTTAATAGGCCTATGGATGAAATGGGTAACGTATACTTTACTAGAACCTTAGAGGATTGGGCTAGATTTGATATAAGCGCTAGAACAAAGTTTGATGCTAGTATAAGCTCAGGGTTAGCAATTATGGCAAACCAAAAGAATGTTTATCTTCCAGAGAAAAAACAATCAAAAATAAGTCTTAACTTTGCAACATATAATAATAAAGGAACATTAAGTGAATTAATTAGATGAAAGAGGTAAACATAAACATTTCATCTGTAGGATTCCCTAGTCAGTTTGTATCTGATGCTGAAAAAGCGACTGACGAGTTTGGGTTACAAATAGGGCAGGCTATTCAATATGAATGGTTTCGTAAAGATTCTAACGGATGTAGATATTATAGTCAGTGGAGGGATTTTAACAGACTACGCTTATACGCAAGGGGTGAACAATCAATAGCAAAATATAAAAACGAATTAGCCGTTGATGGTGATTTATCTTATCTAAATTTAGACTGGACTCCAGTTCCCATTATTCCAAAATTTGTAGATATAGTTGTTAATGGAATGTCTGATAGACTGTTCAAAGTAAAAGCTTATGCACAAGACGCTTTATCACAATCTAAAAGAAGTAAGTATCAAGAAATGATTGAAGGTCAAATGGCTGCAAAAGATGTTCTTGAGATAGTGCAAAAAAATACAGGGTTTGATCCTTTTATAATGAACCCCGATGAATTACCAGCTAGCGACGAAGAGTTGTCATTGTATATGAATTTAAATTATAAACCAGCCATAGAAATTGCTGAAGAGGAGGCGATTGATACAATGTTTGCCGAGAATCATTATAATGATATACGTAAGCGATTAGACTACGACATGATGGTGACGGGTATGGCTGTAGCAAAACACGAGTTTCTTCCCGGAGCAGGTGTAAATGTTTCTTATGTAGATCCAGCTAATGTTGTTTATAGCTACACGGAAGATCCTCATTTCAAAGATTGTTTTTATTGGGGTGAAATTAAAACTCTTCCTATTGCTGAGTTAATTAAAATAGACCCCACTCTTACTAATGATGATTTAGATAAAATATCTAAATATTCTCAGAGCTGGTATGATTATTTTAATACTGCTCAATTTTATGAAAATGATATATTTTATCGTGACACTTGTACACTTATGTATTTTAATTATAAAACCACTAAGAAGATGGTTTATAAGAAAAAAATTAATGACAATGGAAATATTAAAATGATTGAAAAAGATGATGGTTTTAATCCACCTGATGAAATGATGGAAGATGGAAATTTTGAAAAGGTTGAAAAAACTATTGATGTTTGGTATGACGGAGTTATGGTTATGGGAACAAACATAATCCTAAAATGGGAACTTGCTAAAAACATGGTAAGACCTAAGTCTTCATCACAACACGCAATACCTAATTATGTAGCAGTTGCTCCTCGAATGTATAAGGGAGTGATAGAATCTTTAGTTAGAAGAATGATACCGTATGCTGATTTAATTCAGATGACTCATTTAAAATTACAACAAGTAATAGCTAGAACAGTTCCAGATGGTGTATATATAGATGCAGATGGTTTAAATGAAGTTGATTTAGGAACAGGCGCAGCATACAATCCCGAAGACGCATTAAGGCTTTACTTTCAAACAGGTTCGGTTATAGGTAGAAGTTATACACAAGAAGGGGATTACAACCAAGGTAAAGTTCCTATACAACAGCTCACAAGCAATTCGGGAGCTTCTAAGGCACAAATGCTTATAGGTAACCTTAACCACTACTTAGACATGATACGTGCTGTAACAGGCTTAAATGAAGCGAGAGACGGTACAATAGCAAACTCTGACGCTTTAGTTGGGGTTCAAAAGTTAGCAGCATTAAGTTCAAATACCGCTACTCGTCATATATTAGATGGAAGTCTTTACATATATAGAACGTTAGCTGAGGCTTTAACTTACAGGGTAGCGGATATTTTAGAATATGCAGACTTTAAAGATGATTTTGTAAACAAAATAGGTAAATACAATGTTAGTATCCTTGGAGAAATATCTGATTTATATATATATGACTTTGGAATATTTATTGAGTTGTCTCCAGATGAAGAACAAAAAGCTATGCTTGAACAAAATATTCAAATGGCATTATCTAAAGGCGACATAAATCTGGAAGATGCTATTGATATACGAGAAATTAAAAATCTTAAACTAGCCAATCAATTACTTAAAGTAAAACGTAAAGCTAAACAAGAACAAGATCAGCAGATTGAAATGCAGAAGCAGGCTATGATTACTCAGCAACAATTAAAATCTCAAGAGTTAGCTGCTCAAGTTGCTATGCAAAAGATACAAGCTGAAACTCAAGCTAAAATGCAATATAGACAGGCAGATGTAGCTTTTGAAATAGAAAAACAAAAAGCAGAAGCTCAACTCAAAGCTCAACTTATGCAGCAGGAGTTTAATTATAATTTACAGCTACAAGGGATGACGCAATCACAGTTATCACAAAGAGAGGCTGATAAAGAAAAAGCTAAAAGCGATAGAATAAGTCAACAGAACACAGAACAATCTAAATTGATTACTCAAAGAAAGAATAATCTTCCTCCACAGAACTTTGAATCTAACGAGGATACATTAGATGGTTTTGATTTAGCAGAATTTGAGCCTAGATAAGGTGTTTAAATTTTGCGTAACTTTGCAACTAAATTAAATTAAATCAAATGGATATTAAAGTAAGAGAAGTATCGACTGAAGAAAAGTCGTCTCAAGAAATAGAACAAGAACTCCTTGATAAGCACGAGGAGAAAACTCAGGCAGAAACTGAGCAAGTTGAATCAACAGAAGTAAAGGTTGAAGATCAGCCAGAACAAGAAGTTGAAGTAAAAGAAGTAAATGATACTGATCAGGAGGAAAAACCTGTTGAGGAAGTTGTTGAAGAGCAACCGCCTCAAATGGAAACTCCCACTGAATTAGATGAAAATGAAGTTCTTTCATATATTGGAAAAAGATATGGTAAGGAAATCAATTCTATTGATGAGTTGGTTAGTACACGTGAAGAAAGCGAACCGCTTCCTGAAGACGTTGCAGCTTACCTAAAGTATAAAAAAGAAACTGGACGTGGTTTTAATGACTTTGCAAAATTGCAAAAAGATTACACCGATTTAAGTCCAGATGCTTTGCTACGTGAATATTATTCTATAACAGAAGAAGGTTTAGATTCGGAAGATATAGATTTATTAATGGAAGATTTTGCGTTTGATGAAGAGATTCATGAACCAACTGAAATTAAAAAAATAAAACTAGCAAAGAAAAAAGAAATTGCCAAAGCAAAAAGGTATCTTAAACAACAGCAGGAACAATACAAACAGCCCCTTGAGTCAAGGGAAAGTTCTGCCACTGCTAATAATGATGAACTTATTGAATATAGGCAATATCTTGAGTCTGCTAAAACTCAAGAGGAGCAAGCAAATCATAAAAGAGAATGGTTCGTCAAAAAAAGCGACGAAATATTTAGCACCGAGTTTAAAGGTTTTAAATTCAATGTAGGTGATAATGATGTAGTTTATACTCCCGGCAGTGCTTCTGAACTTAAAAAAGCTCAAGAGACTCCACTTAATTTTGTAAATAAATTTTTGGATTCTAATGGGTATTTAAAAGACGCAGAAGGTTATCACCGTTCTTTAGCAATTGCAATGAATCCTGAGAAGTTTGCTCAGTTCTTTTACGAACAAGGCAAATCACAGGCAACTGATGATGTAATGCGCAAAACAAAAAATGTAAATATGAGTGAGCGTAATGCCCCAGAGGTTTCTGTTAAATCAGGGTTTCAAGTGAAAGCAGTTTCTCAGCCTTCGAGCAAAGGACTGCGAATTAAAAGTATAAAAAAAACATAATAATAATTTAAAATAATATAAAATGGCAGGACAAGTAAAAGCAACGCCAACGTTTGCGTTGACCCCGAGTTCAGAAAGAACTCCAACAGCCGAAAACTATATTGTAAATTTTGATTTCTTAAATCAGTATCTACCAGATACGTATGAAAAAGAATTTGAAAGATACGGTAATAGAACGATTTCTTCATTCCTTAGAATGGTAGGAGCGGAAATGCCTACAAACTCAGACCTTATCAAATGGGCTGAACAAGGTAGGTTACACACGAAATATACAAATGTAGGTACAGCTGCAGCAGGAGCTGCTGACCAAGCTGTATTTCAGGTAAACAATGTGTTAGACCCAACAGCTGCTGAGCAAGTAATCAGAATAGGACAAACTATTGTAGTTGTTCAAAACGATGGTTCAGGTCTTAATAAAGCAGTAGTAAGTGCAGTAAACAATGCCGGTGGTGGTAGAGGACAGTTCACAGCTGACTTTTACGAAGCAGGTGGTTTAGTTACTGCAGGTACTGGAGTTGGTAACGCAGACGTTACAGTATTTATTTACGGTTCAGAATTTAAAAAAGGAACAGCAGGTATGGTAGGTTCACTAGAATCTAATGACTTCATCTTTGACAATAAGCCAATCATCATTAAAGATACTTACAACGTATCTGGTTCTGATATGGCTCAAATCGGATGGATTGAGGTTACTACTGAGGACGGTGCTACTGGTTACCTTTGGTACTTAAAGTCTGAGCACGAAACAAGATTAAGATTCGATGACTATTTAGAAAC